ATATGCATACAGTGATAACGTGAGCTTCCAATGGTTCTCACCAGCAGGTTTAACTCGAGGCCAAGTTCAAAACGCTTCAGGTGTTGGATATTTAGATGCAGAGGATGAATTTAAATCAGTTTCACTTACACAAGGAAACAGAGATACTATGTATGCAGCTAAAATGAACCCTATCGCAAGATTTCCTGCAGAAGGTGTTGTAGTGTTTGGTCAAAAAACTTTACACCCATCAGCAAGTGCATTAGATAGAGTTAACGTTGCTCGTTTAACAGCTTACTTACGTGAAAGATTTGCAGTTATTGCCAGACCTTTCTTGTTTGAGCAAAACGACGAAACTACTAGAAGAAATGCCAAAGGAGCTTTTGATGGTTTCTTACAAGGTATCTTATCTTCTAGAGGAGTTTACGACTTCGCAGTTGTGTGTGATGAAACTAACAACACACCAGCAAGAATTGACGCAAATGAATTTTGGATTGACGTGGCAATTGAGCCAACTAAATCAGCAGAGTTTATTTACATTCCAATTAGAATTGTAAACACTGGCGAATTAAGCTAATATTTTATATATTAAGCAAATAATTACCAATAAGGGTTACTTTTTTTAAAGTAGCCCTTATTTTTTTTACCTTTTTGCATAAATACAATATATAGAAAAACTTTAAGTTTTTCTAGTAGAAGAAAAACTTATACAGTTTACAAGGAGAAAATAACATGGCTGTAACAACAAACTTTGGAATACCAGCTACACCAGAAGGGACAGCAACATTAATGCCTAAGTTGCAATATCGTTTTCGTGTAGTGTTCACTAACATGGGCGGAGCAGGTAATAATACAGATACTACTACGCAAAATGTTATATCAGTTGGTCGTCCATCATTAACACACGAAGAAGTTATAATTGACTCTTATAACTCAAAGACATATATTGCAGGTAAACATACATGGGAACCAATTACATTGGTTATGAGGGATGATATGAACTCAAATGTTGTTAAAGCAATTGGTAATCAATTGCAAATGCAACTAGATCATGATTCTCAAGGTGCTAAATCACACACTACTTCCGACCAAGCAGGTATGCCATACAAGTTCGCAATGAAAATTGAAACACTAGATGGTTCATCAAAACCCAACGTTTTAGATACATGGGAAGTAGTTGGAGCGTATCTATCAAATGTTCAATATGGTGATTTAAACTATGGAACATCTGATATGGTTCAGGTTACTGTAACAATACGTTACGACAACGCATCTAATACAATTGTGTTTGGCGAAACAGACGAAGATACTTTATCAGCATAAGAGTTTAACTTCAACAGCTTAACCTAGTTAAGCTGTTTGTTGTGCTTTTAAAATTAAGGTAGCAAGACGATGAGAGTTAATTACGCTTATGACAAATATAATCAAGGCCAAATAGCTGGCACTGTAAAGGGCGTACCAAGAAATAAGTATTCATTTACTGCTAGTCTAGATACGAAAGACGGTATTGTGGAACTTGATAAAATAGCAAGTATTACAATGCCTGGTTGGAGTTCTGCGGCAATGACTATGAATTCCTATAACCGCAAAAAAGTTGTTCAAACAAATTTTGACTATAGTCCTATAACTGTTGTCGCATACGACACTAGAGATCCAGCATACATAGAAACATTCCTTAAAAAATATTCAAATTACTATTTTGCAGGACCAATGAATTCAGAAGATAGACTAGATCATCTTAATAAACCAAAAGGCTTTAAATTACAAGCCGACCGTAATTACATAAGAGAGTTAACAATTTATAGATCAGGTAGTAAAACAGATTTAAATACAATATCAGTTTATAATCCATATGTTACAAACATTGATGCAGATACATTGGACTATTCAGACAGCCAACTAGTCCAATACAGGCTTACCTTCATGTATGAAGGATACGACATAGTATCAACAAATTCAGGACAGTAACTTATGCCTAATTATATGAGGGGCATATATGAGGTTTCTAATCCCAATAAATACTTAGGTAAAAAAGCACCACGTTATAGAAGTGGGTGGGAGTTAGCAGTATTTCGTATGTGTGATAATCATCCAGCCGTATTAGGTTGGGGTAGCGAAACACATAGAATTCCTTATAAAAATCCACTTACTGGTAAACAAACTGTTTATGTGCCTGATATATTATTAGTGTATAAAGATGCAAAAGGTGGCAACCATGCAGAAATGGTTGAGATAAAACCAGCAAAACAAACATTAGGTGAAGCTAAAAGTCAAATTGATAAAGCACAAGCCGTAATAAATCATGCAAAATGGACAGCCGCTAGAGCTTGGTGTAAATCACAAGGCATGGGTTTTAGAGTTATAACAGAACATCAGATATTTAATAAACCCAAAAACACTAAAAAGAGGAAAAAATGATACAAGAAGATTTAGTAATGACGGAGCCTACTAGTCAAGGCGATGTTAAAATATATATTCCTGGCAGTAGAGATGTAATTGTAAAAATGTCAGGAGGAGCAGATAGTTCAATACTTATGTTCCTTTTAGCAAAATATAAAAATGAATATAATACGGAACTTAATTTTAAAATTACAAGCACAGTAGGATCAACTAAACCATATCAGTATGAATTTGCAAATCAAGTAGTAAAGTTTATAGACAAAATATATCCATTAGGTGATTATGAACATCATCATAATGAAAGTTTACCTTCTGGTGAATTTCCAGACGGTGAGGATGAAAATGGTTTTGATGCTAATAAAGAAGCATATAGTGATGACATAGAAAATCTAGTGAAAAGTTTACACAACAAGGATTCTGTTCAATACATGGGTATTACAGCAAATCCATCAGCTGAACAATTAGAATTACACAATATTGCAGACGGCAGAGATTTAGAAAGAGATTCAGATGTTGCAGTTCCTAATAATGAACTTTGGATGGGACCTGGCTTTTACAAATACAACAGACCATTTGCAAAATATGACAAATTGGTAGTAGCAGAACTATACGATAGATATAATTTAACAGATACATTATTTCCTTTGACTAGAAGTTGTGAAGAAGCTACATTTGATTTCTCTGAACATTGCGGAACATGTTGGTGGTGTAAAGAACGTAAATGGGCCTTTGGCAAACTAGCATAAATACTACTATAATGAGGTTAACATGACAAAAAAATTAGAAGAAGAATTTAATTTACCTTCAATAGAAGATTTAATGCCTAATATTCCTGAGCAAGAAGTAGAACCAGAAGAACCAACTACAGAAGACGCACAAAAGGAAATAGTTAAGTATAAAGATGATCTTAGTATAGCCGAACGTGCCGACGCAGCACTTCCAATGGTAACAGGAATGGAAGAGCTTGACAGAGAAATGGATGCATATGCTACAAAGGCTATGGCAACTTTTGATGATTTAGTAGATTTAGGTAGAAATGTAGAAGATAGACACGCTGCACCAATATTTGATAGTGCAAGTAAGATGCTTGCGGCCGCATTACAGGCCAAACAAGCTAAAATGGACAAAAAAATGAAAATGATTGAACTACAAATGCGTCAACAACGAATACAGCAAGAAGAAAAGAAAACAGATGCATATGTTAAAGATAAATTAGGCACAGATGATGAAACGGAAGAAGTTTCAGGTCGTATCATTGGAGATAGGTCAGAATTGTTAGCCGAAATTATGAATAAAATGAAGAACGATGATAAATAGTATTATGGAGAAGACGTTATGAAATCATTTACACAATATCTAGCAGAATCAGATAAAACTTGGAATTTCTGCATTAAAACAGTTCATCAATTAACTGATGAGCAATGTGATCGCATAGAGAACCACTTGATGAAATATGACTCTAAAGGACTTAGTGGTGAGAAGAAAACCATACTACAAAGCACACCAAGAGACTTTCCTAAACATAAAGGCTATGAAGTATATATGTATGAATTTTCAACAGACAGAATAGCAACAGCAAGCCAAATTCAAAATGAAATTGGAAATATGTTAGGATTAAGAGATGGTGTTTTAAAAGTAAAAGGCGATGGCGAAACAGATGTTGATGAAAAAGAAGAACACTTTGAACCAGAAGAAGTTCCAGCAGATGACATGTCAGGTGACAAGTATAACGCTTCATTAATTAAAGAATTGTTAAAGTTACGTAAAGAAAAGGAAAAAGGCAATGAGTGAATTAGAGAGAATATTAAAACTTGCTGGTAGCCAAGCAAAGGTCGAAACACCAAGCCCGGCTCCTGAAGCAACACAAAGAGAAATGAAACCAGTGGCACAAGAAGCAGTTGGCGAATTTGCAGAACCAATTTATGATTTAATTGATATGCATTTTGAAGGCGACTGTCAACCAGTATTTGACGATTTAGTTCGTTATTTAAGTGGCGATCAAATTGAAGATTTTGTTGCAGACTTTAGACGCAACCATGATTTAAATGACATGGACGATGACATGGACGAAGCACAACAACTAAATGCATCAGACTACAGTTGTGAAGACTGTGGCGACACAATGCATCAACCAACTACAGATTGTGGACATGATTGTGATGATGAAACAGGTAGCTGGTGGAAAGACAAAGACGGCAACGGCGTTCCAGATTCATTAGAAGAAGCTCCAAACGAAGGCAATGAATTCTCAGGCGAGTTAGCTAAGGCTAAAGCAGCTGGCAAAAAAGAATTTGAAGTTGACGGCAAAAAATACAAAGTAGAATCTGAAGAAGCAGATACTGACGCAGAAGAGCTTGAAGAAGAAGTTGAAGAAGTTGAAGAGCTTGAAGAAGTAGCAGTAGCTGAAGACGATAAAGAAGAATTAGAAGAGTCTCCAACAATGGATACTACACAATTAGTTAACATGATGAAAAACGCAGGTTTATCAGAAGAAGCAATTAATGAAAAATTAAACGAATGGGCAAATAGTGGAGATCACGTAAATGGCGATCCAGAAGTAATTGGCGAGCCATATGAAAACTTTGCACAAAGCGTTAATACAAGTTTGAAGCGTTATTTAGACGCAGAAGACATGAAAGTAGGACTAAAAGAGCATACAGTAGAAGAGCTCAAAGAAGCCTACAAAGCAAAAAAAGAACAATAAAAGTTAACCTCCCCCCGGTAAAAGCAGAACGGTTTAGTTTTAATTAACTAAGCCGTTTTTCTTTACTAAATACTAGTATGAGCACAGCAGATACTAAATTAACTAAAACCCCATACAAAAAAGAAAAGTTTACAGAAGAACAACTGTTGGATCTGGCCAGATGTGCAGAAGATCCAAAATTCTTTATGATAAACTATTGTTGGATTCAACATCCAACAAAAGGTCGTGTAAAATTTGATTTATTTGATTATCAAAAAGAACTTGTAGACTGTTATCACAAAAATAGATACAGTATTGCATTAGTAAGCAGACAGATGGGTAAATCAACAGCAGCAGCAGGATATCTATTATGGTATGCTATGTTTGTCCCTGATCAAACTATTCTTATTGCAGCACACAAATATTCAGGTGCTAGTGAAATTATGCAACGTATACGTTTTGCATACG